CTTCTCCTTGAGGCAGACACGGACAATGGCGATGAGACAGACCAACCATTCATTATCTTTGCACAAGATGGTGGAACACAGCACTCAGCAATCGGCAGTTTCTCAGGTGCAAACACTGACAACAACGCTTTGATTCTCTCCAACTCGGTTGCTTCAAGCGGTGTTCAGGCCGGAATGATATTCAAGACAGGAACTATTGCTGGATATGCGAATGCCACAGAGAGCATGAGGATATACCCATCAGGTGAGACTCAAGCGAGGAAGACGATGATAAAGACAGTCTCATCTAATCAAGTTCTAGGGGATGCTGACTCAGGTAAGACGATCTATTGGACAGGCGGGACACTGACACTCCCCGCAACAGCACAGTCAGGCCAGCAGTTCGTCGTCATCAACAACACAGGTGGTTCAGCAACTCCGTCCTTGGGAACATCGAACTCGATACAAACAGGATGGACCGCTCATGCTGCTATGGATGATGAGACTGCAAGGACATACATCTCAGTTGCTGCGAATAAATGGATATACATCGGGTGATTGAAGTGTATATGACAGGAATAATTGGAACTTGCCAACAACTTGAGGATGCTTCTTCTTCGGGAAGCGCACCTACGAATTTTGTATCATCTGCTACGGAGGGAGTGACCACTTACTTCAGAGCGATGAACCTCGACCAAGTAGGCGCAAACACATATGACGTAGGAGCATCATCTTGGGGTCATGCAGGTGCTAAGAACAACGGAATAGGTGTGGTGACTATCAGCGTTGGTAGTATAGACCCCGATGAGCCGGAAACATTCACATTCGACGCTACCACCACTTTGACTGCAACTGGAGCGTCAACAATATCATGGGCAACTTCCACAAGTGGAGACACATCGGCTATGGGCCTATCAATAACTAATGGTGCAACGGGCAGTGGCACACCTCATCCTATATTTGGACTTCCGGTAGTGACTAGGTTCACCGTCACCTTGGACTCGACCCTCGGAGGCCTTAATGCTAAAGCATGTAATATAACATATCTATTAACAGCAACAAGTTCAAGTGGTCAAAATGCTACTGCTGATTCGCTGACCGTAAGAGTAAGGTCCTTTTGATATTTTTTTGAGGAATTCTATAAGTATTAGTGACAGGAGATGAAGACAATGGCATTGAGGATAGCACACGACACGCCCTATGGAGTAGGATGCCCAGACGCCCATTGCGTCATCATAGATGTAAGGTGCGACTATCAAACAAATGAAGAGGGAGTCAAGACGGCAGTCGTTCAATACAGTGGCAAGATATGGTATGATGTTAGTGCATACAATGACAACAAATCACCAATAGGAGGTTTCAATTTTGACTATCCGTTGATCATGAGCGATGGTGCTGACTACTACAATATCATCAAGGAATGCTATGAGAACCTGAAAACTCAACAATCGTTTGAGATGGGGATAGATTGCTAATCAAATGAATCTAACACTCCTATCAGTTATGATAGTTTTAAGACCCTCTTGCTTCTGCCAATGGTTGTATGTGTGCCAAGAAGAAGGATGAGGCTAAGGAACAACCGACGGAAGAAGTTGTAGAACAACCCACTGTTGAACAGTATAACGCCATGTTGGTCGATGAGGTCAATAGACTCAGGGTTGTAAATGCAGATAGATTGGCTCTTTTACAGAGTCTCACTGCGACTTTGAACGGTATTGAGGCGGATCTCGTAGGACGTTTGAATAACCTAAAATCGGTCATCTCAGAGTTGAATGAGGGCATCGCAGCGAGGAATGCATCGGCAAATGCTCCCGATATACCGTCTGATGGCGAATAAATCGGATAGTGTTAAGGACGATTGCACTCGTAAGGCAGACCGATACAGATGGCGAACGCGATATTCAAGGGCGACCTCGCAGAGGTTTCATTCGGAAAGGAAGTCGGTATAAACTTCGGAAATGCAGAGATCACACACACGACCAAGGGCTCAGACACGTCAGTTCTGACGATAGCCAGTGGCCACTACCTATACCAGTTGATACCAGACAACATGCTCGTTGGCGCTAGATTGAGGATAACTGGTGGCACGAACTTTGGGTCGGACGACTTTTCGGCAACTGGAAGGGTGTATTACGTCATAGCAAATGACACCACTGCCGCTACAATAACGGTCCAGCCAGCCTTGGCCACAGCGGGTTCAACGGTCTTCTCGACAGCCGACAGCGCAACTCTCGACTCATTCAGGATCCCAACGCCCGATCCCGCTATGTCGGACACGGGCAACAATCACAGGATGATGACAGACCAATTCATAGGCCTGCTCAACGAGTTCACGCTCCCTGAGCCAGAGATCGATGTCAGGAGGCAGCACGTCATCGGGCTCGGCAGGGATGTCAACGTCATCACCAGCGGGAGGGAGACTCTCTCTGGTGGGTCAATTCAGTTGAACGCACACACCCTAAGGTGGATGAAATACGCCCTCGGTGGTCATTCCTCAAAGAGCGTGGGTGAATTCTCATCGGTGAACAGTTTCTCAGGGCAGACCGTGGTCGGGGCCCTGCCCTTGAACATAGCAACAGGATCGAACGCTGCAAGGGTAGTCAAGGTATCAAACGGGAATAGTGCCGCTGTCACAGGCATTAGCACTCTGACCGTCACCGGACTGAGCAGCATCTCTGGCGGTGCAGATGGGGACATCGTGATGATCGGAGGCGATGTGGCCTCAACGACATCGGATCAAGTGACGCTGGACACCACCGCTATATTCGCTGAGAAGCCTCTCACTGGCGGTGTCTTGAAGGTCATATCAAACGGTGCGCCACTATTGGCCTCCTATGCCACGCTCAACGCCTCATCACACGTCATTGATGGGATCGCTGACATAGACTCAGGAGCAGCCACTGCTGCCCTCTCTTCGGGCGCAACCCTGTATGTGATGCCAGTGCCAGCCGCCGCCGTCACAGAAGGAGACAACAGGATCGAGGTTTCATCCACGTCAGCAGGCAAGTTCACCGCTGGCGACTACATCCAGATATTCGACAAGGACACGCACATCATACCAAGCCAAGATGCGACTCCGGCCACTATTCAGAAGCATGAGATCAGGAGGGTCATTGCTGTTGACTCACCGTATCTATACGTCGATGAGCCTTTCACCTTTGCACACACAGCGACATCCTGTGGTATCGAGAGACTACAATATACTACGGACAGCGGAAGAGGTAGCCCTCACATCAACGGAACCACCAAGGAACTGGTGCATGGCGTGGAGCATACTATCTTCGGCCACACTACTGTGCCCTCCTTCGCCATAGAGCAATCCTTCAGAAGCACTGATGCGAGCCCCGGTGGCGACCAACTACTGAGGATATACAGCGGTTGCAAGATCAACACTATGGAAGTGTCAGCAGACACTGAAGGCGAGTTGAAGTTGAACTCCGCGTATGAGGCATCCCGGCATTACACTGACACAGGGTCTAGGTTCAACCCCCACAGGATGTTCGACAACACGGCGAACAGCGCCAGCAACAGGAAGGTGTCCGGCATAGCAGTCGATGGAGAGAAGCCCTATCTCTTCCAAGACATCAGCATCGAGGCCTTCGGAAGACCCATCCTTAGAGGGACTCAATTCAACTTCGGCATAGCCAACAACAACACTGCTAGGTGGTTCATACGAGGACACCAAGGAACCACGTCCGACACCGATCAAGTGCAACACGGGGCCACGCAATTCCCAATGGACATCACTGAGGCACAGAGAGAATACACGTTCACCTTCGATGCCATGGTTGAGGATGACCGATTATGGGAGCAGGTAAGGACGAGGAAGCACCACAAGAACACCAATGACATCACCATAACCCTCACTAAGCCCGGAAGCGCCAGCACAAGGCAAAGGGCCACGATCACCATCGAGGACTACACGATTATCAAGGCTGATCACCAGATCCCATCTGACAAGGGACCGATCATTGCGAACGTCGAGTTGGTGATTCGACATCTCAAGGTGACTGAGCATTCACCATACTATTCACTATGAACAATAATATACCGGGAGCAGGAGAGGATATACGATGCGATTGAGGGGATTCATAACCGTAAATGGAACGAGGGAGAAATTGGATTGGACAATTTCAGGCACTGGCGTGACTTCTGGTCCCGGTGTTTCAGCGCATGAGGTCGAATTGACGATCCCCATGCCTGAAGTTATTGAAGAAGTGAAAGAGGAGTATGACGACGGATATGAGGAAATGACCGTTGTCGATATACGACTCATGCTCAGTGAGAGGGGCGAGCCTGTCTATGGCACAAAAGCCGATCTCATTGCGAGACTAAGAGCATGGGAAGTTGCAAATCCGGGTGCAGCCCCAACCGAGGATGAAGCGGTTGAAGAAGTGGATGAAGAAGTGGTGACGGAAGATGGCGCTGAAGGCGAGTGATTTCACAATAAAGATCGATGCCGAGAGGCATGAATTGGATACTCCTGCGGGGAAACTCGTTGTCTTCGTCAAGCCAATGACATGGCTACAACAGCAACAGGCTCTGTCCAGTTTCGTTGACTTCGTGGTCGATGGCGAAGAGATGAGGCCAAAGATAGACTTCGGTGGATACTGGAGATATGTGCTGGTCAACTGCATAGAAAGCACCTCGCCATCCTTGTCGAAGGATGATCTGTTCAACCTCACACCAGAGGTCGGGAATGCAGTAAGGGAGGTCCTCCCCAAGATAGAGGACTTGATGGGGGGAATCGCAACGACGAGCGAGCCCTCCCCTTTGGAATAAAATACTCCGATCTGGTCGATTACATATCGAGTGGGGGGGAGAAGAACCCATTCAACGAGAAGCAGGTCATGGCCCTGTCATTCAGCACCATAACCTTCGTTCTAGCGTCACACTTCAACTGCCCACCACACTCATGGGACGATCAACCCATAGATCGCGTATATCTTGATTATCTCATGGTAAAAACGATGCAGGAGATCCAATCGAAGGAGCAGGAGAAGATACAAAAGGAGTCTCGACGGTATAACGCGACGGGCAATCGAAATAAGGGAAGGCCCATACGCACTACCAGCGATGCCGCTGGGCTCGATGATTACTTCGATAGAATTAACACGGACATGAGGGTTGATTGATGACAAAGACTGCCGATACCATCATCGATATCAGGAAGATGGGACTCGCACTGGAGAAGGTTTCGGCAAGAACCAATGCGCTTACAGTCATGAGTGTCAAATTAAAGAAAATGGCTCTTGGCCCGATATACGATTTGTATCTCGACACAAAGGCGATATTGAGAGGATTAATTGCTGTGATGAATCCATTTTCAAGACAAGTCGATGCAACCGGGAAGGCTATGAAAGTTCTTTCAGGTCCACTTGGTTTAGTTGTTAAGTTATTCACTGATTTGAAAACCTCTGTGATATTTTTTTCTGCCCTACTCATTGGTTTAGGAGCGGTTTTAGCGTCCTCTGCGTCAGGGACACTATCTCTTGATGCAGCGATGCAAGCCCTTTCCAATGCTTTTGACTTTATGTTAGCGGCTGGATCTGCTGCTTTGGAGTATCTCAAGTCATTCGACTTTTCCATCATAACAGGGGCATTCTCAACCTTGTTTGATATGATGATTGATTTCGCGCCTATCGCATTTGACTTGTTCGTCAAGATGATAGATGGCATAGGAGAGGCCTTTGTTTTCTTGCAACCATACATCCAGAGTTTCATCGACGCAATAGGGATGGCCATGGTGTATTCCATAGGGGCAGTGACCTCATTTTATGGCACGTTGAAAGACTCAGGTGCTTTTGATGCTATTCTATATGCTGTCATGGCAGTCTATCAGGGATTCATGAATGTCTTCGACGGCATAAAAGATGGAATGGGAGACACAGGAATCACTGCAAAGGGATTCATATCTGGAATCGTGAGTGGTTTTGAGGGACTCATGAAATTCTTGTATGATGCAGGTCTTCTTGAGTTCTTAATACTGATAATGAAAAGACTAGGAGATTTGGCTGCTTTAACAGGCACTCTTCTCGGAACGGTTCTTGAGTATGCGATAAAATTCTTCGCAGGTCTAATCGATTTTGCAAGACCAGTTATGAAAGCAATTGGAGATCTTTTCAAATTCTATCTGGACATTTTCATTGCGTTGCTTCAAGGAGACTTTGGAGGTGCAATAGAAAGGGTGTTTGAGGGCATATCAAACTTCTTCGATGGCATCGGAGGAAAAATCGTCGGTGTGTTTGAGTGGGCAATAGGTGGCGTCACCTCATATCTGTCTGGACTGTTGGATTTCGCAATGGAGATCTTTGGGGAGATAGCAGATGCATTGAGCCCCATTACAGATGGCATAGAGAATGTCGTTGGCGCAGTCGGCGGAGCCATAGGCGGAGTAGGAGACTTCTTGGGATTCAGCGACGGTGGCGTTGTCTCTGGTCCGCAAAGCGGATACCCCGCTATGCTACACGGAACAGAGGCCGTAGTCCCTCTCCCAGATGGCAAGACGATCCCTGTGTCATTGCAAGGGGTTGGGAACATGGGAGGAGGAGACACAGTGTCCTTCAACATAAACGTGAATGGGGCCAAGGGAGATCCAAAGGAGATTGCCAAACTCGTTGGACAGGAAGTTCAACGTGCCTTCCGCTCCAGATCTAGGTCTGGCGGCTATGGGAGGGGTATCTGATGCCTAAAATTCAACTCATCAGGCGCGACAGCGGCATCATAGAATTGGACGCAGAGTCGATAATATTCGATCTTAATAGAATAGCAACAGTCGGCCCTATTCCAGTGATAGCAACAAGGACCGGAGTCGATCTAAATCAAGCCAGCATCGGAATAAGCATAGAGGGAGTCTTGACAGATGATTTGGAGGCATCAGGGGGCATCGGGTCATCGTTCACCATTGACCTATCGAGGAATGGAAGTAAGACCATAGGTTCGACGTGGAAAGAGATCGTAGGCACAATCAACGCAGCGGCTGTCGAGGATGTCAGAATAAACTTCAGCACGATAGGACAGTTGAATGCTGGCTTAGGAGAGGATCTTACGATCATCCTTAGGGACGGAGGCGGATCGGCATCCGTCGCTACGAACAGCATAGTGTATGTGAATACAAACGGACTCACGACCAGTGATGCGATTGCTGATGCCATTGCATCTGCGATAAGCGGCGCGAGCGTCAAAGTCAACACCACCACCACTGCTGTCAATACCATTCTGACTGTGAGTCAGTCCTCAGGTGTATTTGAGTCGGTTTCCGAGTCTCTACAAAGCGGATCTGGATTCGATGGTGAAAAGATCACCATCACGAACAAGACGACAGGAGATGGTGGAGACACGTTCGTCTCAGTGACGCAAGGCTCAGTCGGTCAGGATTGGTCAACACAATTCTATGTCTCTGACTTCTCTGGCGGCAAGGCATCATCGAAACTCACGAAAGGCGATAAGGTTCAGGATCTATTGAATCTAGCCAACATGAGTGCTGGTGGAGCCCTATTGAATCCCGGTGCTGCATTGGGGAACTCGATCAACCTCCCATCCAGTGTGTCGTCCTTCGATCCCTCCAAGTTCCTGAACATATCAGAGTCAAAGACAGTCAGAAAATTCATAGTTGGAGTCAGGATACCATATGACTCGATAGCATCATCTAGCACCTCTGCAACAGTGTTGAGGCAATTCATCATACCATCTGGATTGGGGACTGATCACTCATCCTCATCGAACAACAAAGCATATGATCCAACCACGGTAGAGGATGGAGTCACAACAAGACCAAATCCATTCCTTGAGCAAGGTGTAGCCATCCCTGCTATCGTCACTAACTTCTCTCCCAAGTATCAAGCAGGTGATAGCGTATATACATACACTCTCCAAATGACGGTAGTCGAGCAGTTAGTGGGGATTTGATGAATGCCTCTGATCAAGTTCCATAGCAAGGCCGTGAGGTTGAATGGCATCACTGACGGGCTCGTAGTCCCCACAGGGAGGTTCCGAGAGTCGGGCAAAGACGGTAGTCAGGCCAGCAAGATAGGCGCTGTCCACTATGAGGCCCTGTCGAACCCCCTCAATGCCATACGAGGGGCATTCACCATTGATGCGTTCATCATACCAGACTATGGTGGGGTCGTTGTCGAGAAGCCGGGACAATACAAGTTGACCTATGGATCCCCATTCGATCAAGATAGAATGACATTCACAGCACACATCTCTGGAAAGCCAGTGTCCATAACGACGCCGTTCAATGTGAGGACGGAGAGGACTGCTCACTCCGGCTCATACTCTGGTGGTGAGCATAAGCCACATGGCATGACAGAGGGAACACAGGGTTTGGTGCTGGTCACTGCCCAATACACCCGCAAGGAGTTGAAGTGCTTCATCAATGGGGATCTTGTGGCCAAGTTGAATCTTGGGGACGATGGAGGTTTGTTGGATGAGTCATCCTCAGATCTCTTCATTGGTGGACAAGGCGGCGAGTTCAGAGGCATCATAGAGAGCGTCAGGATATCTCAGGGCGAGATCAATCCAGTCGTCCAGCCATTGACACGTTTGGAGTCAACCTTCGGCCTATGGTCGTTCAACGATGAGCAGAGCATACCAAATGTCAGATTCTTCAACAACGCAAGAAGCGCATACACGCACCAAGGGAGAGATGGGGCGGACACCCATGATGGCCTGTTCGACATACCGATGGTCGCTATGGGCCATACGTTCAACACATCCGGCCACTTCAAGATACGAGACTTCTCCTCCAATCCCGGTAGCGTCACGGATCAATACACCGCCTTGGAGAAACTAGCGTCCTTGATCACAGGGATACCATTGAGTGAGATAAGCGGACAGTCATGGTATTCAACGTCCCTCGACCTTGGGGATGAGACATATGTGGGGACTGTGAAGTCAACGCCGCTGAACGCCGTCATCAACCACTCAGGATACCATCCCATGACAGGGACATCGACAGGACCATCATCCAGAGAGGTGACATACGCATCGGACTCAGCGGGATCAGCGACATCCACGACAGACTTGGATCCCATGCAGAATCTCATCGAGAGAGTCAGGATCACGGCCATCGACTTCGCCAACAGCCGAGTTAGTTGCGAGTCAATCCTTCTTAGTAATGACGGTAGTGGCGACCCTCAGGCGCAGGGAATGCTGTTCAGCCACACTGACGACACGCCAGTCTGGTTCACTGTCGGCAAGGCAGACATCATCATAGATCCGGGCAGCACGACGAGGGCGGCGAACGTCAACACAAGGGCTGAATTTACCTTCGGCCAGAGGTTCTTGGACACCACGGAGTATCAGAACGATGCATACTTCTTCTCCCCCAAGAGCAGGATATCTGGATCAACGTCATCTGCCCTGCTGTCAGCCACGGACACATACGGATACCATGGGGCGGTCACATCCAACACTCTGGTCGAGGGCGACTTCTTCCTCAAGATGATACCAGCAGCAGAGAGGCAGACCGTCAAACAGACCGTTCAAGGGATCGCCAACACCTTTGAGACGATGGACGACGACATCACCATCCAGTCCGTCATATCCCAGAACGAGGTCGTGAGGGTGACGGAGCCAGTCTTCAGCGGCCCCATAAGCCGAGTCATCAACAGGGCCCAGACGGTGGGGGCCATCATGGCGGACTCCAACGCAGCGAACAGGATCGTGGTCGAGAGCGGCATCGGGTTCAATGACAAGTCCGCATCAACCCGTGATGAGATCGTGGCGATAGCCGTGTCCAACCCCAAGCCGTTCATGCTGAAGGGCCTCGATACGGAACACACTGGAGACATACAGGGAGGCGTTCCGACCAACGACGCATACATCCGCCACCTAACCCCCCTCGACACCCCCCGCATCGCCACTATCGACTCACCCTCCGCTCTTGTGTCCGCAGGTGGACCTAGCAAGATACTGGTGTATTACGATGCCATAGATCTCACAGGAGAGGTCGTAGCAGGGACAGGGCTCACATCATCGGATGTCAACACCAAGTTCGCAGCAGACCATGCAACGGGGAACCAAGCATACCTTGTGGTCAGGAAGACTGTGCCGCATGGGAGCGCGATATACAACAACAAGACCGTATCGGACTATCTCAGGAGGCCGACATCGACAACCACTGTCGCAGATGTCCTCCTCACCATCACAGCGCCGGGAGGACTCATCAGCCTACCAACAGCGACGTTCAATGACAAGGCGGCATCACATACCCTAAGGTCGAACCCGACTGGCGACATAACGCCATCACCCTTCATCAACATAGAGGACACCGTTCTTGGCGTTGGGACGGGCATAAGGGGATATGGGAGGCCGAAGGCCATACCGAGCATCAACACGCCTGATGACACATCTAACTCCGATTACCACATACTGCATGTCACTGGCTCCACTGCCACAGACAACACAAGTCACAGGGACGAGTTCCTAAGGCCCTCTTCGCTGAACAGGGGTAATCTAATCGGTTTTGATGTCGTTGACAACGAACTTAAGGGCAATGAGAGCCTTGTCCTCGTCCATCCAGCCAACGTCAACAGACACTCTGCCCTATCAGACATGGCAGACACATACAAGCAACCCAATGACCTACTCACGGCCAACGTCGAGCGATCCTTGATGAGAGGTAGGATCGAGGAGATAGAGCCGATCACCAGTGGAGACAGCGAGCCCATGCTGATCATAAGGGGCAGGTCGATGCTCATGGACATCATCGATGCCCGGACGGACAGGGACTTCGACCTCGGAGAGGGGATGCCGATCAAGGAGATAGGCGACCTCGGAACCCCCACCGTCACCATGACCATGGCAGGACCGGGACAGGGAGCCATAGATGTCAACCCGATATACTCGACCCACCCCCACTTCCCCGGATGGAAGGATAGGGTCATCGGCAGCGGCAACGCATCCGTGAGGAACGACTCACAGACATCGACATACTATGCATCAACGAGGGCCCTAGTCGAGATACCGCTGTTCCCATCCATGTTCTTCGACACCGAGAAGAGGCTATCCACCACCACCGACCCCGGCGACCCCCTCCCCTCTGATCGGTCCTTCGACATGACAATCGATTGCACCATGACTGCCATCAACAGGGCGCAGATGAGGGAGACGGAATCTGCCTTCGCCGTGGATTGGGGCCTGAGGAACACAGTCTCATCGATAGAAACCACGGACAAACTGGATGAGTTGCATGTCAACAACAACGCCGCTCACTACATACTATGCCAACGGCCATCCGTTCAAGCAGTGGTCACTGCCGTCGATTCAAGTGACGCTTACATCGATGTCGATGATTGGACTGCCTTCGTCGCCTCGACAGGGGAGCGAGGGGACTCAACCGGATTGTCATCGACGTTCTATATCACCATAGGTCAGGGCGTCGGGACATACGCCAAGACAGGTATGATCGCCAAGGCGACTCTCTCAGGGACGACAAACAGGATCAACATCACAACCCTATGGAATCCATATGAGCAGACCTATTCCAATAGTTATCCAACACGTTCCACCTTGGATGTGTCATCTAACATATCAGTCGGAATGACCGTGGTTCTAGGAGGATACCTAATTGCATCTGAGGGTGCATACGGAGGGGGCAGTGAGCCTGACATCATATTCGATCCATCTTCCACGTCCGTTCATTCACAGATAATAACAGCAGTGAGAAACTGCCTTGGACTACCCTCAGACAGGGTGCATGTCGATCCACAGAACTCAAACAGAATCCTCATCAGAGATGGGCCCAACATGGAGGGCTTGGTATTTGATCCGTTTGAGTTGTATGACTCATTCAATGACAGGACCAACATACTTCCCCTTGAGTGCAAGACAGCCCATCTTCTTCTCAAAGGGAAGAAGTCTGATGCCTCTGCCCTTGAATTCTTACGACCACAATCGATAGACTTCAGTGATATATCGAATCGAATAAACGAGTTTGAAGGCGCATTCAATGAAGTCATTAGGAGAATCAACATGGCAGGTCATCCTCTGGCTAAGAACGCTGATGGAGGAAGCGCCTTCGATCCCCCGGCCATCTTCCCTGCAACCGCTGGCGACACCAAGACAGGGACTCACATGGGATATGTCAGGGCGTATCCCGGCAAAGAGGTCGAGAGCGTGGAGGGAGAGAAGGGCAGAACCATCGTGATCCACAGCACAGTGCCGGGTGCAAGCGGAAGGAACTTCTGCATCAGGTTGAGGAATAGGACGCCCTATCCATACAGGCCTGCATCTATAATCGGCGTGGGCGGTTTGCTTGCAACGAACAGTCGGTCCTACGCCCCCAACTCGTTCCCCGCCCCTCTCCCTATCTCTGAGGATGGAAAGACGTTCGCACCCATGTCTGTGCTTAAGGGCGCACCACATGGTCAGGTTCTGCAACAAGGATCGATATCGGCTGTCAGGTCGTATGACGGGATAGGGGGAATACTCAGGATCAACACAGTGGGCACACCACAGATGATCGACAACTCAAGCCCCCCTGCTATGGTTGATCCCGTTTTCGGCAGTATATCGACCACGATAAACCATATAGCCGTCGAGAAGAAGGCGTTGGATCACGCTTTGAGGCACAGCAAGAGGTCAGACAACAACGGTGGCGTGATCAGGATCAATGGACAATTGGCGTCATTTGAGAAGATATCTACATTGAAACACGATGGTGTGTATAACAACGACCAGCATATAGGTTCCAACTGCGTTTTCTTGAGGAATGTCACGCCCAGAGGGAACCCAGCGGAATTTGCTAGAGCGATTCACAACACCAGTGACGCTCCATTGGACGGCGTAGAGATTGAAATCATAGATCCTTTGATCGATACTGAGGCCATCGTCTTCTTTGCAGGGGGACACACAGGAACGGTGTTCGACATCAGCGACGGGACATCGAATGACTACTCCGGCGAATACAAGCATTTCTTGTCCAAGGGGCCAACGGGATTCTCAGGCTTCCAGAATCTGCATGAGGTAAGCACTGCATCCGCTGTTCTTGACTTCACTGACATAACCGATGATGACACCATCAACGACAATACCATGAGAGGCATCCACAACAAGATGGAGGTTGACAGCAGTGGGGACATCGTTCCAAGATGCCTTCTGTATGTGAGGATGAACGACACGATATCTGGATCTTCATTCACAAGGGCACAGGAGATAACAGACGACTTGTATGGGTCATCGCTCAGGCTGACTGCATCGGCTGCTCAGAGTTCAAGCAATGGCCCTGCCAACTCGGTTGACTCGACATCCAAAGCCCTCTTGTTCGACAGCAGCACTGGCTATCCAGTCGTATCGACTGCCGACTATCTCAGTTCAGCAGTTGTCCCAGAATACGGGCCTTTGAATGGATTTGATCCAAGAGCGGATTTCTCAATCACATGCTTCATCAAAGGAAACATCATGCATGGACCGATAATATCTGGATATCTCAACAGTCAATACTTCGGTCTGCACGTCGGATACGCATCGACCAACACCACCAACAGGCAGCATCTCTCATTCATGGGATATGGAGGGTCGAACCAAGTCGTGTCTTTCGCTGCCAATCAGAACATTGAAACGGACACAGAACAAGAAGATGAAGATAATTACTTGCTACTCCCTACGAACGATTGGATCTTCGTTGGTTTTACCCATGGCGCACACCCATCCAAGAACAAACTGTATATCGGTCCAATTGACAACTTTACCTCGCCAGTGGCCGATCTTGACAACGATGACGAAGCAGACTCAACGACATCAAAAGTCGCTACTATGGTCGGTTTCACTGACTTTTCAGCGGTGAATGCGAGAGCCACCATACCATCTGCATATGGTGGCGGAACAACCCCGACGAACGGTCTTGTCATGGTTGGCGCTAGTCTTCTGAGAAATCCATTGGTAGCGAGTAGCATGAGATCCTCAGGTTCGGGCGACGTGTCTTTTAATTCAATCCTCAACTCTAATTTCAACAGTGGAGCGAACAAGACTCTCTTGATAGGAAAGGACTCTTCTGGAAGCACAACCGTGACTTCATCATCCAACCCCATTCACGCTGCCAACATGCAGATATCAGAACTGGCAATACATAATCGAGTCCTGACATTCGCAGAGATGACAGAGATAGGCAACGCAAAGACGGTGTGGTGAGAATGGCAGTATATCGAAAGAGATTCTATCCAGCCAAGGTCCAGCCACTCGGCACGTCCTCTGGCTACCCAGCGAGCGGTTTCTTCGCCATGCACATCACCTATCCAGACACCGACTATGACGATGACATAGAGGATTGGACATACGGGACAAACAGCGGGACGACATGGAAGCAGGGCCTGACTGTCATCATCAGGACCAACACCGCTACCGCAGCAGCCCCGTCAGAGGCAGAGAACGTCATAGTAGTGGATCTCAAGGCCCTCAGTCTATCCATGGGCACAGAGGCCGCTACAAGGCTCATTGCAGCCAAGATAAACAGTCGAAGGGTGAAGCAGGTTGGGGAGCATAGCGTATCCAGATACCTGAGGGCACGATACGTCAGGATGTCTCCCTCAGAGACATATGAGGGGAACGTGTTTGGGAATCAATCAAGCACGACCTCGTTGAAGGTCATTCTCAAGGGCCAGTTTCTCAATGGCTTTCCCTCGGACCTGCCTGACTCTGGGACCATAACCGTGGGCGGGACTGCAATCACCTATTCTGCGATATCACGAAGAACAGTAGGATTAGACGTGGGTGGATTACCCATTCAACTCGTAGTCTTCACAGTTCCTTCTGGGACATTCACAGATGCTGCGACAGTGAGCGTCACAGGCGCACCAGCCAAGCACACCATGGTTATGACTTGGGAGGCAGACTCCCCTAATTCAGCAGGCGGGTATTGGGCCCCTGCCAACGCTGGTCCTGTGATTCAAGGTCTTGGAAGTTCAGTGCCGACGTGGAACCTGACTGCAAAACCGATGGACGGCGGCAACATGGGCCTGCCCACGACTGCCCACGACTCCAAGGGCTGCACAGCCGTTGCCCATGGATCTGGCCATGGCTACGTCCGATTCAGCATAGAGGGACTCAACTCATGCGACCTCCCTGACATGCCCCCTCCAGACTACACGGTGACGAGCCCATCATTCAGGGCGATCACTCAGGCCGACCCATCTTCAGCCGGGACTGACATCAAAATCAGGCCTCTGGAGTATGGAACTAAGATTCCAGCAGGTGCTGATGATACCCTTGTAAGCAAATACGCATATTCTGAGACAAAAGGCAGCGCATCTGGTAATATGCTCAATGACTCATATGATCTTCTTGAGGGTATGGACAACACGACTGCCTTCGTCAACAGTATGAGCGGTAGTATAGTCAATGGAACCGACAATGTGCCCCGTGAGATTTTCTCCAAGCATGATGTGAACACCCAGAGGGTCAAGGGTATGGACATAACAAACGAACACATGGTGTTTGAGGACATGACCGTCGTTGACGATCAGGGTAATATGCTCACACTCAACGGTGGGTCGCCTTGGGGGGTGGTCATACGCGACTTCAACGTGCAGAACACAAGGGTGGACCCGACCACAGGAGAGGAGGAAACTGGCCCGTCTGCCCCAAATGGACGTTTAACGCCGAATCTAGCCATACAACTGCCGGATCCAACGGAGATACCGGGCGAGATATTCGTCAGAACGGCCCACGACAGGGCACAAGCGTGGTCGAACATGACGTGGGGGATGGGGGGGCTCACGGCCCCGGACCCACGTCCCGCCGGGGTGGCGGAGGCAGCGAGCGGCGTCTCTCAGTACGACACGCACGACAGGATGCTCGTCTTCCACTGCCTGAGGATGCTCCACCCCGACATGGCCTCCAAGCATGGCCTGACCCCCTCTGTGTCCGCAGGGGCCGTCCCAAGCGGCTCCACGCGCCTGTTCGCAGCGCACAGGATATCCGACCACGCCGAGAGGGGATCGGTGCTGACGCAGACCAACAACGGCACAGCCACGGGCTACCCCTTCCCCCACCACCGCATCCGCTTCGCCCGACAAGGCCACTCCTTCGTCACCCCCCTGACTCACAGAGGCACTCCAGAGGCCATGAGGAGGCAGTTGCACAGGAGCCACGGATCGGCATACACGCTGCTTTACGAGGGCGAGTCGGAACACAAGCACATCGGCTTCGCATCTGCAAAGGACACGAATAGCACGACTATCCTTGAACTGGACACGCTTGAAGTCAAAGGGGTGTCAACATACAAGGCAACGGGTTCCTTCGCCTCAGATGGCCTCCCAGACCTTGAAATGGACAATTACAGGCTATCTGGTCAATCCACCACGATGGATGTTGACTATCTGATCGCACCGGGTCAGGAGCAGACGAACGTCGATGGAGTCTCACAGACGGTCAGGAGGGCCTCTCCAAGCGTCCACAGCGGCCTCTCTGTGGCTGGGGCTACCAGACTGACTCTATCGGCTGCAATGGCCGCAGACACGGCTTGTAGCGAGTTTATGGTCAACGGCTTCATTCTCAACGATTACACCATGGGAGGGGGAAGGCCCTTCGCACCAGTGATTTACGAGGAAAACGGCGATTATTTCGTATCTGGGCTGGAAGAGGGGATTATCTATCCAAGGGTCGCAACGGAGTTAGCGACGGTCCCACCCCTCCTAGTTCACGATCCAGAATACGCAAATTTGGCCGCTTTGGGAGCGAATGGAGGCAGTATATCGTCGGTATATACCGACTTCGGACTCATAAAAGCAGGGGACTGCGCCTCTGGTGGCACTCCAGATGCGTTCCTATGCACTTGGCTGGCGGAATACAGCCATCCAGCCCTCCTCGGCGCATCGAGAGAACACTTCTTGACGTTCAGATACAGGGAGTCTGGGATGCCTAGAGGCTACAACTACCCCGCTACCAAGGGTCTTCTGCTCAGAAACTTCTCTGGAGGCACTTCTGGGACGCCTGCCAACGCACAACCCTTTGAGAGGCTCTATGCGGTCCAATGGATGCAGAACTATGGCTACAACGGCCTGAATGCAGGCGGTCATGGGAACATAACCGGGCTCAAGTCTGCCAACAGCGTCTTGATGGGACATACCACTGTGAGAGAGTCATCGGGCACATTACGTCTTCTTGACGCATATTCTTCGACAAGGTATAGTCGAGGCGAGGGTATAGGCGATGGTGTGAACCCAGAGTCAACATATGGTGGTGTCACATATGATGCAAACGTCAGTAGATACCTCGCATCCATTGATCATATGGTAGCATATGATACAAGCAGAAGACTACCTGTGAGGGCATTCGGCTTCAGAACATCTAGCGATGCGCTAGATATGCTCGCAGGCGATCCGACAGAGACACAAGCATCACAAGACTCGGTGTATGGGAAAGCAAGATTCGATGGTGGAATCCACGATTCCATGCAAGTCATGCCTAATGCAACGACGTATGGCGCATCATGGGGATTCCCATCTGCATACTCTGGAGTCGAGAGATCCGTCCCCATTGGGTTCGTCTCATCAGCGCACACAGCAGAGTCAACTGTCTTCTCAAATGCTGTCAGAAGATCCAACAGCAGACCATCTTCAGCCGAGCAGTCTATTGGTTTCGGTGCTAAATTGAAAAATGAATCTCTTGGCCTAGTGACGCCTACGGCATTAGCATCTGGTGCATGGGAGCCGATAGCGGATCCGAATGCAACTGCCAATCAACCATTGAAGGGCATCCCCTTGAACAAGGGATCTGACCCATACATCGATCTGATCCAATACACAGGATCCTCGTCATACAACCAAGCCAACTCCAAGGCAGCGGTCAGTTCCACGAACTTCGGCATCACTGGTGGCTTCTTCCATCTGAGGGGTAATGCGCTGCACGTCAACGCCTCCGCAGTCGATCACTCGTCGTCCAACACGCATTACCCCACCAGCGGATGGGGACAGGGCTCTCACACTAACAGCACGATCAACTCACTGACGCCCATCCCCTTGTCCGAGGTGGCGGATCACAGGAACGTGCAGGGAAGAAGCGAACCAAGGCTTGGTCTAGTGATCGAGACAGAGAGCGAGAGGAACAGCAATGCCAACGTGGAGTATGCCGTTGTGGGCACGAAGGCATATTCGCTCAACAGCGACCTTGGCATCGGGCAGCAGTTCCCTGTGACGCCATCATGGACGATAAACACCAGATTCACGACCAAGGGCATGACCCTCGACCCCTCTTCCCCCTCGTCCCAGACTATCTCCGGCCAACACACCAAGCCAGTGTGGAGCCCTGACACCAATGCATCGAAGGGAGGGTCATCCCTATCCGTCACAGCGGAGCAGTATGCCAAAGACACATGGTCTGTCAGAGGTTCGGCTGATCTACCTTCTTGGGGAGGGGCATACATACTCAGGAAGACATATCTCAACAGGATAGAGGATGGTTCGATATCAACGGAGATAGATGGCAACTCAGGCGCAGGCATGATCTCCCATCCAAGGAGGAAGCATGTGGATTATTACGTCCGCCTAGTGAGGCCCCTGAAGATGTTCGGATTCGCATCACAGCAGTTGCAGGATGGCTGGGTTCATGGGGCCCGCGTGAAGTTTGAGAGTGGTGACTACGAGGATCTGGTATTGACTAGGGACAACAGATATGGCGTCTTTGAGGCTAATCTGGACATGAATCTAGGGACACTGGACTTCATCAGCACAGCAGATGGTGCATTCCAGATCGAATACCCAGACGCCAATGAGCATGATGTCGTCTATCATCTGATACCATCCACAGCCATGTTGCAGTTCTTCAAGTCAGACGCTGCTAGAAAGACCATAGATGGATCATTCAACCCTGAGATAGAACCCAGATACTCTCAGACCACCCATCCCGGTGGTGGCGAGTTGATACACCAGTCTGAGTCGAGATACGCCAATGACGGGACAGGTGTCGGTGGCGACTTCGCCAGACATACGCTGCCAGAGGAGATAAGCAGGAAGCACAATGACACTGCTGCGAGGCTGTATCCATCATTCACCGTGGTTGAACACAGCGGCACGACACTTCTCTTGGACGATGCCTCCATGCTCCCATCCAGCGGTAGCCTGTTCGTCGTGAATGCTGGTAAGATAGCATATACCGGGAAGTCTGGGAACCGTATAACGGGTGTGACGAACAGCACAGGAATATCATCTCTCAAGGGCTACGTTGCCCGATATACAACTGTCACAAGCCCATCTGCCCTGACTGACATGAGGGCCTTGACCCACCCTCACTTGATTGCTCCCACCTTCGTTGACAACGCCGTTGTGGCTATGAAGCAGGTTTCTGACTCATGGAGGCGCTATGATGCCACCAATGATGCTGTAAGGCAGACCAGTCTATCGTTCAGGGGCCTGCTTGAGTATGACCCATCTGACTTCTATATGACGAGTCAGCGACCAGTGATGATAGAGGATGGCGCGACCACGGCCAAGATCAGGTCCGTTCGGGATCAGATATCGACACTAAGGCATGATGGGCAGACGATCACAGCGGACAGGTTCGCCCCATACCTAGTCGATAGAAGAGGGACGAGGCTCAGGGTCGCTGGTGTGGAAAGCGACGACATATCCACCATACTGAGATTCAGGAACATAGATGCAGACAGCCTGTTTGACTTCGGCATGTTCCCCGGCATGGCTCTCTTGGGCCAGTTAGGACATGTTGGCATCAGGACATCAGATGCAGTCATGCACATGCTGAATGACGCTTCGCCTGAGTTAGCCGCATACAACGTGACGCCTAGTGTCAACCTCATCGGCAAGGACAGGGAGGTCAGCAATACATTGAACGCTCATCCAAGTTTGAGACTGATAAATGATCATTCTCCCACATTCACGGCCAGAAAGAGCATAGGACTGAACATTATGGAAGTCATCTCATCATTGAGTCAGATAGACGGCAAGCAACTCGTCAATGAGAGGTCTGGTGGACTCATCTACTCATCCGACTCATTCACCCACAAGGGCAACATCCTCGGCATGGCGAACGGCATATTGGACATATCCGTCAGCAAGATGCTCGATTCGCCCAATGAGATCATCGTGGTCGGAGACTCGTCAGCGGCCAATGAAAGGGCATTCGTCGTCATCAAGGACTTGGAGAGGATGAAGTCGGAGGCCAGCAGGGGTGCGAACTCAGAACTCGTCAGGACCCTAAGGAAGGAGGTCCCCGGAATAAAGACCAAGGCAGAGGCACACAGGCTCGCCAAGAACATACTCCACAGGACAGAGAACGGTGCGCCAGTCATCACCGTCAAGGGTGCATTGAGGTCAACCATGATACAACCCGGAGAGATAGTCTCCGTGGAGTTCCCAACCCACAACCTATCTGGTGACTTCGCGGTCTTTGAGGCTCTCCACAACTACTCAACATTGACCTCTGACTTCATCATCGCGCAATACGAGAAGGGCATAGAGGGCATACTATCTGACTTGCAGACTGTATCTGGGAACAGCGAGCCATTGGAGGAGAACGCTGGGTCCATCGTAGATGTCGTGGAGATGTCTGTCGGCGGCAGGGTGCATGTCGTCGCCGCATACAAGATGCTAGTCAGGAACATAAACAATCAAGGCTTCGTTATAGGAAACAATCAAGGCGGATTGGGATACATCGGTGTCAATGCGAGCGGCGGCTATGCCAAACCCATCGGTCAAAGCAAGAGCCTGTTCAAGGAGGTGATGTGAGAATGAACGTATTCAGTAAGGCTTGGGATCTCGTCAAAGATGTCGATTTTAAAATACCAAGTCCAATTGGACGACCACCATCATATTTCGATGAAGATGCCAATCTGGCATTCAGAGGTTCTAGGATCCCTCACTTTTCTAGTTTCATGTATCCCTTTGACAATGATCCAAACATTAACCCAAGGACAGGAGATAGATATGGTATCGATTCAAGTAGGGGGTATGAGACATCAAACTATCGAGAAATGGGAGGTCCTGAGGATGATTTTTACAGCGATAAGTTCCGATCTTCAGTTGAATACGACCCTCTGTCTGGAGAATACATTCCAACAATGAGAGCGTTGATGGATGCTGCTAAATTCAAGAAAGATGTAAGGGATGGGAAAATTATGGTCCCTCCTAGAATAGATTATGAAGTTGGAGACTTCTCAGATCCTCTAAGAGACTTTGAATCGTCCTTTCTTCAATCCGGCAAGGATGAACTGTTAGATGAATTAGAAAGGGCAAGTTTAGTTAGAGCAATTAGGGATGCAGGAATCACAGATCGTGAAACACTAGAAACTGCTTTGGATGAAGCGGCTGCTGCAAGTGCGAGGGGTCAACGCAGCAAGGGTCAGGTGCAAGTAAGCGGTCCTCCCTTGTTCCCCGAACAGACATACAGGATCGGACCAGAGGGGATCTTGGAGTATGAACAGGATCAAAATGAGAGGCTTAGATCGCTACTAGAACATGAGGCAAAATATCCTGAGCCACAAAGAAGAGGATGGTTGACAACTCAACTCAGCGACATGGAGGAATACTGATGCCTGTTCTCGACTCCCTCAAGTCAGCATTGGCAGACCATCTATCCACACTCGTCACAAGGATGACGCTGGGGTCGAGTGGGGGAGAGGCGTCCAGCAGGGACGGGGGCGCGGGTAGCCCCCAGATAACCATCACACCGTCTGTCACCAAGATAGACGACAGGACAGTATCCGTGTCCGGTGTCTTCACCACGTCCGAGACATCATCGGAGACGCTCAAGGAGATCGTCCTCCATGGCGACACCGCCCTCGACACCCCTGCATTCAGGGCCACGTTCATGCCTATCGACAAGACATCAAACAATGAGGTCAGGGTCGATGTTCTGATGGAGGTAAGGTAATGGCGACGATAGGCGAGGGACATGAGAGGGCTGCTCAGAGTTATCAGGACGATGGACTTCTGGATCAGGACATACTGACCAGCCCGACCCTCACGAACTTCAACGAACGCGGACTTCTGAATGGTGTCGTTCCCATTCTACTTAACGATATCAATGACAGCAATCGCAACAGCAGCACTGTGGGCAATTGCGCTGTGAGCCACTCGTCCACCACGCTGTCCATCGCAGCAGGGACGGTCCTCCTCGATGGGGTGTTCCACTCGATAGGCGCTGCGTCCATCGACATCACCTCCTCGTCCCACACTGGCAAGTTCCCAAAGAACTCCAGCACCCTCCCCACCCTGACCGGGGCCAACTACGAGAGGATACTGCTGGTCTATGTCGATCCGGCCATCACGGGCAAGATCGCCATGATATACGGCAACGAGGTCAACACGGGATCAGGCGTCTATCCCCAATCACCATCGGCCCACCTCGACAAGCAGACCATCGTTCTGGCCGCTGTCAGACTAACATACAGCAGCGGGGTCGCTGTGGGCAACGTGAACGACAAGCGTGTGTTCCTACGTCCGGGGCCCCTGCCGCTATCCGCCCTCATCAACTCCAGCAACGCCGCCACCAGCCCCGTCAACACCCTCATCACCAACAACACGGGCAACCTCCCCATCACCGACATGGGATTCGTATTCGCCCGTGACCCCACTGGATTGGGCTCATTCCCGAATGGCGCTGGAGAGACTCACCTCTTCTTCCAGTCCGACCAGACGACCAGCGCCAACGTCCCCACAACGTCAGGAGGAGCATACCAGATCACACCAGTCCACAGGACATCCATCAAGACCGCATCTTACAACGGGTCATCCACTGATGTGGTTCTTGCCTTTGAGCCGCTCGGATCTCAAGATGAGGCTTCGACCAAACTCGTTGAGGTCATGATATACAAGACAGGAACTCCTAGATTCATAGCAAACCTAGTTCAGGGATCTGACTTCACCATATCTGGAAAGACAGTCACCATCAATGGAAGTCTTGGATACACTGGAACACCGACCAACGCCAAGATAACCTATGTCCATGCAGGACATGAGTGAATCATCTGCTGACGGATTGTCTCTTACCGCCAGCGCCTAGTTGCCTTCTCATCTTCGGCCTCACATTACCACGGGTCTTGTTCCTAGCATACCTCAATCTGGTTCTGCCTCTCTTTACCTTGCGAGCCTTGTTCCATGCGCGAGCCTTGCCTTGCTTCTCTGCCCTGCCCTCTATGGTGTTCTTTGAGTATCCACGGAACTTACCTTTCTCATCGGACCTGATGATTTTCCACGCCCTCTCAAATTCATCATCAAACATAGACAAAATCTCCCTAATTGATCTTGTCAAATGAGGTCATCACAATCCGTCCATCAGTATAACATCGCCATGCTTGTGCATCTTCACATTGTCCATGGAGTTAATGAGTTTCTTGCAATCATTCATATCCATTCCAGTAGCCTTGCAGCACATATCTAATCCAGCCGCTCCACCTTCTTTCTTTAGACAATCAATCAATTTTTTCTTGGCTGATGCCATGCTTTCGTCATCTTTCAATATGTTCCATGCTTTCTCAAAACTTGTCATTAACAATTCCACCTTTTCAGTGCCGCACCTTTCGGTGTGAGTTTTCCGCCTTTGCTGGTTGGTCCTTTAACACCAGACATCCTAGCACAGAATGACTTTCGTCTCTTTGCTTTCTTTGATCCGGGTTTCAATGTAGATGGCTTCTCTGTGACAGGAGGCTTCAGATTGGCTCCAGTCTCTCTCTTGAACTTGGCACGACCAGCGGCATTCAGGCCACCCTTTCGACTGTGCTTCTTCGGGTTGTACCCGTGGAAGGGCTTGTCTTTTTTCTTACCCTTCATGAGCATGGCCTTGGTTAATGTGTTGCATGTGTCACAATCACAGATCGTTGACTTGACCATGGTCGGCTTGCCCCCCACACCCTGAGGCTTGCTTCTCTTTCTTCTAGTAGCCGCCTTCTTGTCTTTGGCACTCATTCCCCTTGTTGTCTTTGGCGTTTTATCACTGACTTTCTTAGATGGTCTGCATTTAGGGTATCCCTTACTATCCGTCTTAGCCTCGTCTCTACCACAAGGAGGATGCTTGCCGTCCTTGTCTTTACGAGATACATCGACCCACTTCTCCTTGAACCATCGCCTGAGGTCCTTAGAGACGATATCGGAGACTGGTTTTTCAATCATCCTTTTCACCTCCCGAACCTGAGTCTTTCATATCCTTTTGAGCCTCCCTTATCTGATCCTTTGATTTTCCCCTTGCCTCTTCCAACTTCGGATGGAACTTTAGTATAACTTTCCTACCATCTTTCTTTATCGACTTGCCATCGACTATGACTTCGACTGGAAAAACCTCAAACTTGTCATACCAATAAGCAACTTCGTATCCTCCGTCTTTCAATAATTCGACAAGAACACCTCTTTTGTAATCCTTATCTTCAGCCTGAAGAACTTTCATCTCGCCTCTTGGAAGAGTGAAATGAACTCCTTTCATCTTCTTGAAACCGTTCTTCGCTATGTCCCAAGCAGAATCGAAAAAACTCATTTCTTACCCTTGCCCTTCTTCTTCCAACCGCCGCCTTTGGACTTATACCACTTAGCGGCCCAACCGTTGGCATAAGCAGAGGGATAGACCTTGAACTTGGATTTGGCCTTGGATTTGGCCTGTGACCATAGGGAGGGGTTGGTGGGAACATTGTCCCCCTTCGCTATCTCCCATGCTACATCGAATGCTGACATTCATCACACCTCTTCGCCATGAAAACTGCCACATTTAGGACACGACCCATCTTCGGGATTATCGCCTTCATGAGCATCCCAAACATGGTTGCACTTCTTACACCTAAACAAATCTTCCTTCACAACACTCCAAGCCTTATCGA